GATTCCTGTTCTATTACGGATATGGAAAAGCTATCAAATGACCGAAAGGTCGATATGTGGTTAACTGATCCACCTTATAACGTTGCGTATGAAGGCAAAACCAAGGATGCGCTAACCATTCAAAACGACTCTATGAGTAACGATGGATTTAGGCAATTCTTACGAGATGCTTATGTGACTGCCGATACTGTGATGAAGCCAGGTGCTGTATTTTATATATGGCATGCTGATTCCGAAGGATATAACTTTAGAGGTGCAGCATTTGATGCTGGTTGGAAAGTGCGTCAGTGCCTTATTTGGAAGAAGTCTACGATGGTTATGGGCAGACAAGACTACCATTGGAAACATGAACCTTGTTTATATGGTTGGAAAGAAGGCGCAGGGCATTTATGGGCCACAGACAGAAAACAAACAACTATCCTTGAATTTGACAAACCAAGCAGGAATGGCGAACATCCTACTATGAAGCCTGTTGCCCTATTTGAGTACCAAATGCTCAATAATACAAAGGGTGGCGATATTATTTTGGACAGTTTTGGGGGTAGTGGTACAACCCTATTAGCTGCTGAAAAAAATGGCAGAATTGCCTATGTTATGGAATTAGACCCCAAATACTGTGACGTTATCGTAAAACGTTGGGAAGACTTTACAGGTAAAAAGGCGGTGCTTTCGGAGTTAGAAAAGGTATGACACAAGGTGTAGAGCATATTCCGGATGAGAAAAGCAGGGCTTTTGTAAAAAGCTTGGCTGCTGTGGGTACTCGCTATGTGGATATTGCCCATAAGTTAGAAATTACCGATGACACCCTAAGAAAGCATTACAGGGCTGAATTAGAAGATGGCAGAATTGATGCAAACGCACAAATAGCCAATACCTTATTCCAGCAGGCTAAAAAAGGCAATATGACAGCTGCCATTTTTTGGCTAAAAACTAGGGCTGGTTGGAAGGAAACTAACGTTACCGAGCTTGCTGCTGGTGAAGGCGCACAAGTCAAAGAAATTAACTTCTCTTTTGTAGATGTCGAACCAAGAAAACTTGAAGAATGAAAATGGGGTCATTTGGCCTCCTTTTCCTAAAAAGCTTAAATGCTTATTTGAGCCTAAGCACAGCCGATACAGGGTGCTTTTTGGCGGAAGAGGTGCATCAAAATCGCATAGTGTATCCAGGGCATTGCTTTGCATGGGGGTAATTAGAACCCTGCGAATCCTATGTGCTCGTGAGTTCCAGACCTCTATTAAAGATTCCGTACATAAACTGTTATGCGACCAAATCTATAACCTGGGCCTACAAGCACACTATGAGATAACTCAGACCACTATTAGAGGCTCAAACGGCACAGAGTTTATCTTTGCAGGCATCAAAAACAATATCAACGGATTAAAGTCTATTGAGGGCATTGATTACTGCTGGGTAGAGGAAGCAAATAACGTTACAAAATCGTCATTTGATATTCTTATCCCTACGATAAGAAAAGAAAATAGCGAAATTTGGATTACTTTTAATCCAGAACTGCCTACAGACGAAACCTACAAGCGTTTTGTTATTAGCCCTCCTGATAATGCTGTAGTTCAAAAAGTGAACTGGAACGATAATCCTTGGTTTCCTGAAGTATTGGATATTGAAAGGCAAGCACTTAGAAACAGGGATTTTGAGGCTTATCAGAATGTATGGGAAGGTTTTACAAGGTCAACCATTGATGGTGCAGTTTTTGGCAAAGAAATGGCTAGAGCTGAACAAGACGGAAGAATTTGTAATGTTCCTTACGATGCTACTAAGCCAGTTATGGCGGTATTTGATATTGGATGGGCTGATGCAACTGCTGTTTGGTTTGTTCAGTTTGTAGGCATGGAAACCAGGCTAATCCGTTATTTTGAAACAACTCAGACCACAATCAGCGAGATATTGGCTAGGATGCAGACATTCGGATATGTCTATGACACCTTATATTTGCCTCATGATGCTCAGAATAAGACTTTGGCTGCCAATGGTAGGAGCTTAGAAGATATTGTTCGCAACTCAGGCTATAACGTCAGAATTATTGGAAAAGTTCCTATTGCTGACTCAATTAATGCTGCAAGAACCATATTTGGATCGTGCTATTTTGATAAAAACAATACGGCTGCAGGGCTAGATTGTTTACGACATTATCGGTACGATGTAGACCCAGATACCAAAGGATTTAGTTTAAAGCCAGTTCATGACAATTATTCGCATGGGGCTGATGCTTTTAGGTACATTGGGCTTATGATTCAAGAAAAGAAGATAGTCAAAAGAAAACCAGTCGATTACAATATTTCAAGCTGGATGGGCTAATAAAGGAACAATATGGCGGTCTACGACTCAGGCAATGGCGGTATATATTCAGGCGAATATGGCGATGATTATGAATCCGGAGTAATTGAAGAAGCTAAAGAGTTTCTGCGATTTTGCTCTGACAATGATTCAAACAACCGAGTAGAGGCTTTAGACGATCTAAAGTTTGCTGGTGGTGATCAATGGCCTGTAGAAATCCAAAATAGCCGATTATTAGAATCTAGACCTTATTTGACCATCAATAAGATTGATGCGTATTGCCGACAGATTACTAATCAGCAAAGACAGCAACGGCCTCGTATGAAAGCGCATGGCATGAACAATGATTCAGACGAGAAAGTAGCTGAAATCATTACTGGTATTTGCCGACATATTGAGAATCAATCGGATGCCGATGCAGCCTACGATAATGCCTTTGACTTTGCAGTACGCATGGGTTGGGGCTATTGGCGCATTACCCATGACTATCCAAGACCTGATAGTTTTGACCAAGAAATCTACATCAAACGGATTGAAAACCCTTTTATGGTCTATTTTGACCCTAATAGTAATGAACCTGATGGCTCAGATGCAGAGAAATGCTTGATTACTGAGGTTATTAGCAAAGAAGCGTTCCGCAAGATGTATCCTGGTGCAGACGATGGCGCAGGCTTTAATCCTCGTGGCACAGGCGATAGTCAGTCCGAATGGATTACAAGGGAAGATATTCGTGTAGCAGAATATTTCTATACAGAACGCAAGCGCATGAAATTGCTGCTTTTGTCTGATGGAACCACTTGCTATGAAGATGAAAAGCCTAAAGAAACAGTCATGCAAGATGCTGGCATTTATGTCGTTTCTAAGCGTGAAACCATTAAAAAGCAGATTAAGTGGTGCAAATTAACTGGTATGCAGATCCTTGAACAAAGGAATTGGGCTGGTAGTTACATTCCTGTTGTGCCTGTTTATGGTCAGCAGCTCATTGTGGATAGCAAAAAGAAGAAGTTTGGCCTTACTCGTATGGCTAAAGATCCACAGCGTATGTATAACTTTTGGTCAACTGCTCTTACTGAATCTGTTGCTCTTGCTCCAAAGGCTAAATTCCTCCTTGCAGAAGGTCAGGATGAAGGTCATGAAATGGAATGGAATCAGGCAAACATCAAGTCGATGCCTGTATTGCGTTACAAACAAACTGACTCTGAAGGTCGCATGGCTCCTGTTCCTACAAGGATTCAGCCAGAGCCACCTCCAGCAGGAATGGTCACAGCATTACAAGGTTTAGATGGGGATTTAAAAGCAGTTGTTGGTATTTATGATCCAACTCAGCTTCCAAACGGCAATCAATCTGGAAAAGCCATAAATGGTATGCAACAGCAAACCGATATGACTAACTTCCATTATTACGACAATTTGACTCGTTCTATACGTCAAACTGGTCGCATTATTGTTGACCTAATTCCGCATATTTACGATAAAGAACGAGTTTTACGCATTATTGGCGCAGATGGAAAAGGAGAGTTAGTGACTCTTAACCAGCCAGGCGTTGATGATCAAGGCGTTGAAAAAGTATTGAATGATGTAACAGTAGGTAAATATGATATTGTTATGGAAACAGGCCCTGGCTATGCTTCCAAACGTGCTGAAGCCTTTGATTCTATGGTTCAGATGCTCTCATTTGATCCTAATTTGATGCAAACTGCTGGTGATTTGATCTTTAGAAACTCAGATTTCCCAGGCGCAGACATTATTGCTGACCGCTTGGCTGCTTCTAACCCAATGGCTCAAATTGACGATAAATCTGACGTTCCACCACAAGTTCAGATGCAATTGGCTCAATCTAAGAAAATGATTCAAGACTTAGAACAGCAGATTTCGCAAATGACTATGGATATGAAGTACCGAGCTTCTGTTGAGGAATACAAGCAACAAGCTGAAACACAGCGTAAACAGATGGATATTGATGTACGCAGAGAAGATACGCATATTAGAACTGCTACTCAAGCCCAAGATACTGTGATTAAGACTGAAACACAGAAAGAAATTGAGCAAATGAAAGCGCAATTAGCGTTATTATTAGCGAATATGGATGTGAAGTCTGAAAGAGCAGCTTTAGATGAAGCAATTGAACGTGGTATTTAATCGGAGAAAATGATGCCAACAATTACAGGTGCAAACGTAACAGAATGGAAAATGAAGGAAATGGCTCGCAGAGCTGGCAAGAAATATGAGCCAGAGCAGCCTAATCCATTCAAAGGTATGGACAAAGAGCAACTGAAAGAACAGAAAACTTTGATGAAAGAAGCTAAAAAAGCATCAAAAGAAAAATAGACAAGAATTAAATTTAGTAGTATTTTTAACTTAAATTGGAGCTTGAGAAATCATGGCCGAGCAAGAAGTTGTAAGAGAAGCAGCAAACGTAGTAGATAGTAGCAACGCAGCAACCTTTTATGCAGAAAGATTAGGTTTAGCTGACCAAGAGCCTACTGAGGCTGAATCTGTAAAGGAAGATTCAGAGCCAGAACAGGTCGAGGCGCAGAGTGAACCGGAAGCAAAGGAAGATGCTAAGGAACAGAAGCGTGGTGACAAGCTTAATAAGCGGTTCGATAAAGTAACGAAAAGGGCTCAGGAAGCTGAAGCCAAAGCTCGTGAACTAGAGGAACGTCTAAAGAGTTATGAAGCAGGGAATGTTACAAGACAAGAACCCCAAAGGGTTGTGTCTAGTGATAAACCCCAAGCAAGCCAGTTTAATGATGCTTTTGAATATGCAGAAGCATTAGCGGAATGGAGTGCGGAAAATGCTTTAAAGCAAAGGGATGAGCAAGAAGCTAGTCGCAAAGCGCAAGAAGCTCAGGAAAAGCTGACAAAGGCTTGGAGTGAGAAGATTGCAAAAGCGAAAGAAAACTTGCCTGATTTTGATAGGATGGTGAAATCATCGGACATAGTCATTAGTGACCCTATTCGTGATTCCATTATTGATAGTGATGTAGGCCCACAACTCCTATACCACTTAGCTACAAATGAGGACTTTGCAAAGGAACTGACAGAAATGCCAGTTGCTAAGGCTCTTAAACAGTTAGGCAAGTTAGAAGCGCAATTTGAAGCTAAGGATACCCCCAAAGCTGAGAAGAAAAATGTTTCAAGTAGTAAAGCACCTGAACCAATCAAGCCGTTAAGCGGTGGCAAAGTTGGCAAAGATGTAATGATAGACACCAATGGTGAATTTCATGGCACTTATGCTCAATGGAAAGCTGCAAGACAGGCAGGAAAAGTCAGATAAACCTAATTTTTTTGGAGAATTAAAATGGCAAATACGCTATTAACTATCTCTAAAATCACCAACGAAGCGTTGATGGTTTTAGAAAACGAATTAACATTTACATCAGAAGTAGACCGCAACTATGATGACCAATTTGCCGTAGTAGGCGCAAAAATTGGCGCAACAGTTAACGTACGTAGACCTGGTCGTTTCATCGGTACAACTGGCCCAGCTTTAAACGTAGAAGACTTGAACGAAACTTCAGTTCCTGTTACTTTATCAACCCAGTTCCATGTGGATAAACGTATGTCCACATATCAAGAGGCTTATTTACTAGCTGCTTGATTGGCAAAATTCTCTCTGATTGACTTGGAAGCCCAGAAGTGGGCGACAGGGCGCAAGCAAGGCAACTGTGCAGCGTGAACGACTAAGTGAGAGAACCCTGATAAAGGGATGCGATAGTCTGAACATTGGGATAACTTAACAAGAAACCGATGAGAGCGACCTGAAGCGGAAGCTCCACTACAGAACAGCGTAGGGGTAACAGAATGACACAATTCACAACACAGGACTTAGCATTGTCCTTGGATATGTTTAGCGACAGAATCCTAAAGCCTGCTGTAGCTGCTATTGCCAACAAAATTGACTTTGATGGCACGACTACTGCTGCTTTGAACACAGCTAACATCGTTGGTACTGCAGGTACTCCTCCAACAGGTCTATACACTTACTTGTCAGCACAAGCGTATCTTGACTCTGAAGGCGCACCTCGTGATGGTCGTAGATCATGTATCGTTGAGCCGTTTACTTCTGCAACTATCGTTGACAGCTTGAAGGGCTTGTTTGTACCAACAGAAGCGATTTCTAGTCAATATACAAAAGGCTTGATGGGTCGTGATTCAGGCGGTATGAACTGGAAGCTTGACCAAAACATCGTGTCACAAACTTTTGGTAACTTCTCTAGCGCAACTGTAACTGCTTCTGTAGCTACTACAACTGCAACTGGTTTCTTGACATCTGGTTGGGCTTCACAGTCCACTATCACTTTGACTGCTGCTAATACAGGCACAATCAATTTGAACGCTGGTGACACTTTCACTATCGCTGGTGTATATGCAACTAACCCACAAAATCGCCAACCATACGGCACAAACAAACTGCGTTCATTCGTAGTTAAATCTGCTGTTAGCGTAGCTTCAGGTGCTTCTGTTTCTGTAATCGTATCTCCAGCAGTTATCTCTGGCGGTCAGTTCCAGAACGTAAGTATTCCTGTTCCTGCTGCTTCTGCTGCTGTGACATTCTTTGCTTCACAATACAATGCAAGTGGAAATGGTTTAGTTTCTCCACAAAACATCGTAATGCATCGCAATGCGTTCACAATGGCTATGGCTGACCTTGAGTTGCCTGAAGGCGTTCACTTTGCTGGTCGTGCAAGCGACAAGGAAATTGGTCTATCAATGCGTGTAGTTCGTCAATACACCATTAACAATGACTCAATCCCTACTCGTGTTGACGTTCTGTATGGTTGGGCTCCTTTGTATCCTGAACTCGCTTGCCGAGTTGCAGCTTAATAATTAACGGATAAAGGAAAACTATTATGTCTAATCCAGGACCAGCAGTAACTAATTCAGCCCATCCCTCGAATGTAACGACTGACCAAGCATTACGCTTGTTAGCCGTTGTTAAAGGGATTAATGCTAACTCTGTAGCATCTACCGCAATTCCAGTTAATAACACAAATAACTACTTGCCAACTTCCATTATTTTCACTAATGCGAACAACGCAGGTGCAGTAGCTAACCTTAGCTCTGCTGTTATTTCTGTTTATACTGCTCCAGGTGGTGCAAGCGGAAGTGGTACTGAAGTTTTTGCTCTTACTACTTTGACCAACAACACAGCTTTGCTAGGCACTACAGTAGCTACAGCTTATGAAAGCACTTTAGCTTTCTCAGCTCAAACTTTGTATGCTTATGTTGGTACGGCAGCAGGCGCAGTCGGTACTGTAGATGCCTACATCTATGGTTACGACTTTAGCTAAAAACTAATGAAGTAAAGGGAAAAGCCATGCTCAAAAGGTATGGCTTTTTTTCTTATATACCCTATAATTGATTTACCTTATTTAAAGGAAAAAATATGTCATCTACTACTATTGCTCGTGGAAATGTCCTTTCTTCCACAGTTATTCAATATACCCTTCCAGTAACAACTATTGCTGATTCTTCTGA